TGAACTGGACTTTGCATCGTTCATGCTGAAGAACTCTTCCCTGCGCTACGGTACTCACGGTACTGCTGTAGATGCGTGGTCTGACGTAGCGGGCGCTGGTGCGACTCTGGACGCGATTGGCGTTGATCCCAGCACTGACCGCTACTACCTGATGAACCCGTTCACCACAGCGGCCTTGGCCTCTGCACAGTCAGGTCTCAACTCTGTTGATAGCCTGATTCGTACAGCGTGGGAGAATGCCCAGATCAGCACCAACTTCGGTGGCCTGCGAGCATTGAGCGCAACCACAATGGCGAGCTTCACATCAAGCTCTGGTGCAGATCGTGCTGGTACTCTGTCATCTGCTCCTGACGCAACCTATGTTACTGCAAAGGACACAATGACCCAGTCTCTGGCTGTCACTGCGTTCCAAGCAAACATGGTTGTGAAGGCTGGTGAACTGGTAACCATTGCTAACGTTAACCGTCTGAACTGCTCTACCCGTCAAGCGATGGTTAGTGCAACAGGCGCAAACATTGCGTGGACTGGTGTTGTGACTGCTGACGTAACTTTGGGTGCATCAGGCGAAGGCACACTGGTAGTTGCTGGCCCTGCAATCTATGAGGCCAATGGTCAATACAACACTGTAACTGCTGCTCCTGCAAGCGGTGCGGTGATTACAATCGTGTCTGCCACTGCAACCCTGTACCAACCTAACCTGTTCTACGCCAAGCAAGCATTTGGCATGGGAACTGTTAAGCTGCCGAAACTGTACTCGACTGATACTGTTGCAACTACCTCTGACGGTATGAGCATACGCATCAGCAAGTACTCATCAGGTGATGCTAACAGCCAGAAGATTCGTTTTGACCTTCTGCCTGCGTATGCCTGCTTCAACCCGCTGATGTCCGGGCAGGGTTTCGGTGTGTAAGTAGTGGTATAATGGTGGCGCATCTTCAGGGGTGCGTCACCATTATCATCTGGGGTGAATCATGCCAAAAGCTAAAGACCCGCGATTAGAAAGAATTGGCGTAGAAGGCTTCAACAAGCCAAAGCGCACTCCTGACCATCCAACCAAATCCCATGTTGTTGTTGCCAAAGAAGGCGACACAATTGGTGAATTTAAGCTTGTTAGGTCTGAATATGTAGGGAAAAACCGAATCTGGGTATGTCAATGCAAGTGCGGAAAAGAAAAAGTTTTTTGGAAATATTCTGCTATTTCTCGACAAGAAACCTGCGGATGTGGAACCGATGAAGCTGGCTTTACAGGAAAGCAAAGAAGATCAATTAACTCTAGAATGCAGGGATACAAAAGCGGTGCTGCAAAAAGAGGGTTTGCGTGGGAACTTTCTTACGAAGAGTTTGCAAGGATAACAGCTAAGCCTTGTTTTTATTGCGGATCAGAGGCAAAAGACTGGGACTGCATGTCAAATGCGCCATCATTAAAATTAGACAGCCCACACGCTAACCCGCAAGACTATAAAATAAAGTTTAGTGGTGTTGATAGGTTTGATTCTGATGGCGATTATACTGTAGATAACTGTGTGCCATGCTGCGTAACTTGCAACAGAGCAAAAAGCAATCTTGAATTCAGCCAATTTAAATTACATGTCGAGAGAATGTACAAATGGCTATTCCCGCAAAAGTAAAAAATAAAATGGAAAAAGAAGGGATTTCTGGCGTAAATAAACCAAAGAAAACGCCGGATCACCCAACAAAGTCTCACGTTGTAATGGCTAAAGAAAGAGACTCTTATAAACTTGTTCGCTTTGGTCAACAAGGTGTAAGCGGTTCACCAAAGAAAGAAGGTGAATCTGACGCAGACAAAGCGCGTAGAAAGTCCTTCATGGCGCGTCATCGTGCTAACATTGACAAAGGCAAAATGTCAGCGGCTTACTGGGCTGCAAAGGAGAAATGGTGAGTACAAGCATCTGGATTAAACCAAGCGGCACAGAGGTTACGGTAGACAGCGCAAGCTATGCTGTTGCTGCAAGTCTGGGCTGGAAACCAAAAGAAGAACAAGTTGAAGTAGTAGCAGAAAAGAAGAAGGGCAGACCTAAGTCTAAAGCAGAGGTGTGACATGAAAGGCTTATACGCAAACATTGCAGCAAAGCGCAAACGAATTAAAGAAGGCTCCAAAGAGAAGATGCGTAAGCCTGGCACTGCTGGCGCTCCCACTGCGAAGGCATTTAAACAAGCGGCTAAGACTGCTAAACCAAGGTTTGAATAATCATGGCGACTGTTGCTCAAGTAGCTAAGGCATCACTGCAATCGATTCTGGTGCAGGCATCAGAGGCTCCGCTAGAGGCTGATGAGTATCAGGACTTTATCTTTGCTATGAACAATTACATGAACTCACTTGCAGCCAAGGGTGTGAACCTTGGGTATACTGCTGTGAGCAATATTGCTGATGAGGTTACTGTTCCTCCAGGCGCACTGACAGGCATCATTGCTAATATGGCAATCCAGTCTGTTCCGTACTACGGGGGTGTTGTAACGCCTGAGCTTGCCCTAACTGCGCGTGAGGGTATGCAGGCAATGCGTCATCTCGGTCAGATCATTATCCCGACTCGGCTTCCCAATACTTTGCCTGTTGGCTCTGGCAACGAGGACAATCAGTTCGGTAACGGTCTGCACTTCTATCCCGAAAGCGAACAGGCAATCCTTACAGAAGTTAATGGCTCGATTGCTCTAGAGGTATCAACAAATGATTGAGCGCAGTTATGGTGTAAGACAGTCTGAGTTTGTCGTACAGACAAGCATTCTGGCGGGATCGTCATTCGGCTTCTTCAACAACGGCTACAACTACCAAATAACCTACGCCAATTTTCTTAATGGTTTAGGCGTGACTGGAACCATTGCACAAGATGGATCGGTAACAGGGGTGGCTGTTTTAGACATTCAGGGCGTGAATAACTTCATTCGCAACCTAGAGGAAGGGCCAGGCATATCGTTGAACCTGAGCGCAGAAAACGGCATTGAAATAGCTCATAACTTTACCATTGACTCTGTTGGTCAACCGATTGTCCAGAACGGCGGCAGCGCAAGTCCGACATTCGTTTCTATTGAGGCTGGTACGGGTATTGCTGTTGCCACAACGGGTACGCGAGTTGTTATATCAAGTACAGAAGCATTGAGCTTTGCAACGGTCACAATGGCTGGCAACTCAACGGCCACAACGATTGCATCAACTGCGACACCAGTGAAGGCTGCTGGAACATTTGTTGTAGGTGATGTGTCCGCTGGGTACACGGCAAGCACTAACGGTCGAATTACTTACACTGGCGCAACAAGTCGGCATATTGTTAACGCACTGGCAACCCTTGATACATCTAGCGGCAGCAATCACAAGATATCTTTATTCATTGCAAAGAACGGAACGGTCGTTTCAACCAAGATGACCGACACAATCTCTGCTGGTGCGCCTAGAGCCTTGGCTACCTTTATAAACCTTGAGTTAAATCAGAACGATTACCTTGAGGTGTTCGTTAGAAACGAATCAACAACAGACAGTGTCATTGCGATAAACGTACAGTTGAGCGCCTTGTAATGCCAGCCCTACCCATCACCAATGGGTTCTACACTAGCCCATCATTGCCACTGAGCGCACAAGAGTGCTTGAACTGGTATCCAAACATCAGCGAGGCTCCTGCACTTAGCCCTGAGAACCTGTTTGGCACACCAGGGCTGGTTGAGTTGGTATCCTCTGGTGAGATCAATAACCAGAACCGTGGTATGCATGAGATGGCTAACATCCCCTATGCTGTCAACGGCAATGTGCTTTACAAGATTGTTGAAACAGTTGTTGCAGGTGTTGCGAGCTACAGCTTGGTAAGTCTGGGGACGGTATCTGGTACTAAACGAGTATCGATGGCTGACAACGGCACACAGTTGATGGTGTTAGTGCCAGGCGGGGACGGCTACATCTATAACCATGTTACCGATGTGTTTGCTCAGATTACAGACACTGATTTCGATGCTAACGGCAACCCGCAGTTTGTTGTCTTTGTTGACTCCTACTTTGTTTGCACAACTGACACCAAGAAGTTTATTTGCTCTGCACCTAATGACGGCTTGAGTTATAACGCTCTGGACTTTGGGACTGCTGAGTCTGATCCAGATGTGACGGTTGCACCCATTGTATTTAAGAACCAGTTGTTCATCAGTGGATCACAAACCTTCGAGGCTTTCCAAAACGTGGGAGGAACAGATTTTCCTTTCCAGCGCACTGGTTTGTATCTGCAAAAGGGTGTTTATGCGCCCTACTCTCTGATTAACGCTCAGGATACGTTTGTCTGGGTCGGTGGCGGTGAGAACGAAGGGCCATCAATCTGGGCGCTGTCGGGCAATGATTCAGCAAAAATTAGCAGTACGCCAATAGACAACCTGTTGCAGAAGTTAACTCAGGCACAGCTTGAATCAATCTATGCGTGGGCGTACTCACA